AGGTACTGAATTTTGAAGTATTGCAACTCCTTGAATCTCTTGACATCATTACGGTTATAAAACTTAGTCCCGATGGAACTAACGGCTGCTGCTTCTTCCATAGAGAGCTCGCCATCACCGTCTTTGTCCCAATTCTCAACACAGATTCGCTTCACCTCTGGGTCCTCGAAGCGAATCCACCACTTAGCGATGTTCAGCTTGAGTTTTGGATAGTGAGTCATAAGTGCGTCATAGGTGTCACGATACGCTCCAGTAGTGAGGTTGATTGTACCGTCAAGTACTGGATAAGGGTCGTTGCCGTACTGACCTTCTGCATCGATACCTTGGTACGTGCCGTCTACCAGCTGGGAGAGTTTATCGAAGGCGCGCCCATCGGTGAAGGTTTCATTGAAGCCGACACAGCGCACGTAGCGGAGAGCGTGAGGTGTTTGCCCCACCTGTGCGTCCATAATATCAATGAGTTTCTTCACGGGCTGAAGGTTGTCGCAACCGCTAACGAAGTAGCTCATAACGTTAGGTGCGCACGCTTCTGTATTGCAGTGTTCGTTGGTGAGATTATCGAGGTTCTTCAGCTCGACGTATGATGTGGTAGCTGGATAGTCCACCTCTTCGAGCGCACCACCATCAGCAAAGTGTGCTTCGGTGAGCGATGACCCTCCAGCGAGGAACTTGCGTAAGCGGAAGTTACCACGCATATCGAGCGCACCGCCGAGGGTAGATACATTCTGAATATCTATCTGTTCTAACGATGTAGTATTGCCGAGCGTGAGCGAAGAGATAAGTATCTTCACGTTCTGTTCGTTCTCATCACCGAGCTTCAATCGCTTGAGTCGTTTGCCAATAATAGACAATGCACCGTTGATTACGTACGAACTCCAATCGCCTATATCGAGCAGATAGTCGGCTGATTTAACCGAGAGCTGCTGATCTGATGTGCCGTTAATATCTACTACTATTTCACAAGCCTTACCAGCATCAGTGCGTGCGCCACGCATAACTGTTGTACCATATGCAATAGTTGGATATAGCTTCATTGCAGGCGTCAGATGCAGAACTATCGAATTCGTTGTAGCGTCAGCCTGTGCCGATGTACGTACGGTGATAGCTCCTTCAGCCGTTTTAGCGTCGTAGTCTCCGAAGCTGTATTTGCTCTGTAGATATTGAATGCGCTTCTTCACCCACGCTACTTCAGGCGACTGACCATCGCCGAGCGACTGTCCTAATGGATCGGTATCGTTGGTGTATTTACCCTGAAGCATGGCAAGTTTCATCTGCTCGTAGAGCTTTCCGTCCTCGTTATAGAGCATAGAAGAGAAGTTGTCTATCACGCGAAAGAAGTACTTCTGAAAGAAGGCAAACAACTTCTGCTGATGCGTTCCTTTCTGTAGTCCGCCCAGTTCCTCCATCTTTGCCAGCATTCTGCGCATCATCTGCGCACGCTCTTCAGGGTATGCCTGCTCCATAAGATTCCATAGGACCGACTTCTCGCCGTTCCACACTGGCGTGCCGTCAGCGTAGGTATCGTGGTACTCCACCCAATAAGGCTTTTTCATAAGTCCTTGGTTGATGACTGTAAAGATTGTATCAAGGTCATCCTGTCTGAATTTCCATTTGCTATTTGCCATATCTATTCTGCATTGAAATTATACGGATAAGTATTCTTTGCGCAGTTATCGGTCGCTGCCACCGTTTCAACATATAGTTGATGATAAAGTAAGTCCATAATGTCCCAGTATTGGGATTGCTCAGCACGTAGATTCTGAATACGTGCTGCCTTGAACAGCTCATTGAGTTTAGTTGCATCACTAACAGAGTTAAACATAGCCCCTGTCAATCCGTACTTATCTCCGACTAACTGCTGACGAAGATTAACCACTGACACACCGCTATCAAGTGTTGACGGACAGAACTTCTTATACAAGCTATCGTAATAGTATAGGTTGTATTGGTTGGGGTCACCAGCCTTTGCAATCCAATACTCAATGTGTGTTGAATGCGGGTCAGCAT